TATCTGCTTCACAAACGGCATCGGCATAATTGTCGGTGTTCAAATCGACAATCGTACCATCGGAAAAAACGGCACGATAAAAACCGTATTCGTCTTTTTCAATACTAATCAAAAAATTATCCATAATCATCTCACAATATCAAAATGTTCACCAAGGTACAAATCAAAGGTTCTTACCAAATGCTCGTAATCACCTTGTTTCATTTCTTCAACAATGACTTTGCCTAAATGAGGCGCACCAGATTGACGAAATGTTTTCTCTACAACCGCCATCAAATAATATGCATTGCCTTGTGGGCCAGACAAATCAATTTGCGGCTTAAACTTTTTAGGTTTTCTGCGAATCATTTTACCACTCCTTTTGAGCAAAGGGTGTTGCATTGTAACCCGCCATGTATGCCGCAATTTCTTCTTCGGTCATATCAACTTCTTCAATCTTGGTTGACTGATAAGTGTCGCCAGTAAAGTAATGCGGGTTCACTTCACGACCGTACCACGCATCAGCAGAACCACGGTCATAGGCACCACCATGTCGTTTATCGTAATTCATATTAAGCAGCCTTCATCATAATAACAGGGTATTTCACAAAACCAGAGGTATCTTTTTTCGCTTTACCTTTGGCATACAGACCAACAACAACACCTTTCGGGTCAAGAAAACGCAGGTCAGAATCATCGCCATTAAAAACTGGCATGCCTTCGTATGTCTCAGGCATTGGTTGCGATTTCTTAATACCGAACACCGTTGCAACATTGTAACCTTCTTTAATTGCCCGGCGAACATCAAGGTCATTGCCATCAGCGGCAGAGAAGGTCAATTGATAATTTGCAAGACCGTTCACTTTGCGACCAAGAATTTTGGTGTAATCATAAAACTGAACATTGGGAAACTCTTGGATGACACCATACTTTTCCCATGCAATGTCAGAGGTGCCATTCAAACGAAAAACAGGAATCAGACCTTTCTTTTCGGCCTGTTTAATTGCCTTGCGAATATCGTCTTTAAGTGTCGCAAGAAAATTTTCACGGTCTTCAAAAAAGAATTTGGTTTTACGAATTCGTGCCTGTTGAATGACATTGGTCGTTTCGCCTTTTTTGAACATGCCGCCACGACCTGCGGTATTAAGACATGCCGTTTTGCAACCGGCAGTCGCCTTCGGACAAGTATTGTAACCAGAAACATCAGCAGGCGCAAGGTGCAGAATATATGTCATATAACCTTGTTTCATGCCTTTGAGAATCTTAGGGTTACCAATCGAAAGCAGTTTCATTACAAAGAGTCCTTATCAATCATTCAATGTAAACATTATAACACGAAACGGCATACTTGTCAAGCACTATTGTTGCCTAAAAACAACACAAGTTAGTGAATACTCACTAACATATTATCGGCGCATTGTTGCCTGGTCTTTTGCTTCTTCATCAGTAAAAATAGGCACCGCATTTGATTTATGCAATGTGCCAATACCTTTCATTTTGTCGCCAGTATATCGCATATCTGGTTTTCGAAAAGTATTATAATAGCCGGTAACCAAAGATTCAATATATTTTGTATGTCGCACAAAAGGTTTGGGTGCAGAAGGAAATACTTTTTGAATGTCTGGTTTTGGCAACATCGTTTTTGGTAAATGTTTTGCCACTAATTGTTGCCAATCAGCAGCCAATTCTTTTTGTTTTGCATTTGGTTTGCGTTTTTTAGATTTTTGGTGTGTGTAAATTATCATCTCATTCTCCTTGTGCCGAAAAACATTAGAATCAATCCTAACATGGCAATGGACATTTGTGCGGCAAAGTTAACACCTTCAGGATCGGCATCCATACCACCGACCGCACCGAAAACTAAAAGTAAACCAAAAATGAATCTCATCATATTAGCACACCGCCTCTTGGACTTCGACATTCGCATAATCTTTGTCTTGTATCGAAAACGAAATTGCATCAGCCAGTTTCGCACCATTTGTAACATCAGACAACAAATCTGCCAATAAACTAATTTCTTCACTTGTCATTTTTGAAATGTTGTCGGCAGTCGCAACAACAACAAAACCATTAATTTTATTCATTACATCGCTCCAGTCCAAGTAGTTTGTCCATATTGTTTCGTGATTACATTACCACGAGCAAAATTCTTCGCAGGTGCAGACCAACCAGCGGCCTTCAGAATGTCACCCCTTTTGAATTTACCATTATCTTTCAGGCAGATGAACGAGTGGACAGAGCGTTGATTGGCACCAGCATAAACTTTGATATACTTTGAGCCAACTTCAAAACCGACCGACTGTTGAAATTCTTCGGTCATACGAATGCGAATTTCGGTAGGCGATTGTCCCATCCACCGTGCATAGTCTTTGCGAATATAATCCAGATAATCATTCAGTCCGTCAATCATTATGCACACTCCTTCATATTGATTTTTTCCCAACCGTGAGCGATACAAACAAATGTCTCATCGGTTTCTAAATCTTGCACAATATCTCCGGTCGAGATACTACGCATTCCCTCAGCAACTACTTGGCGGAGAGGTTCATCGGCAGCGCAAACGAAATTACCGATTCGAAAACACTCATCAAGCGACCGTGCATCAATTTGAGCAACGAATTCGAATTCATCACTAAGCGATTCAATCTCACTTGGTTCCATAAAATACAAATCACGCATTTTGTCGTGTTCAAAGGGTAACTGAAAAATCGCAAATTTCTTCATAACAATCTCCATATCAATCAACAAATACAATATTACTACAAGTCGGCAGGAATGTCAAGCACTTTTTGGAGTATGTTAGTGAGTGTTCACTAACTTAAATACAGCATCTGAGTGTTTGCATTTTCTACGATAACCGAAACCAATACAAGGGCAGGTTACTTGTTTTACTTTTGCATTATATTCGACAATATAATCTTTGCCTTTTGAATTTACTTTGAATAAACGAACATAATTAGGCCGAATATATTTTTCTTTCTTTTCGGTTTGTTTATCTTCTGAGGCAAATTGTTTAATTAATTTTGATAATGCCTTGTGATTTGATTTTTCAAATTTACGATACCGAGTATTAAGTGTGGTACGAGATTTGAATAACATAATCTCATTTGAATGCCATTTGGCATATGCGACAATTTGGTTTTTATTATTAACCAAATAGGTGTGATTAGGTTGCCGATATTCGACATCCCATTGAGTGACTTCTTTTAAGATTTCCATAACCCCAAGTATAACAGAGGTTATGGCATTTGTCAAGCACTACTGTTGCATAAAAACAACACTATCCTTTGAGTAGTTTTTGTTCGGCAGATTCTTTCATATCTTCTTCAAATTCTGCCAATTTCAGTTTATTCAACTCAATCTCTAATTGCAATTTTTCGGTTTCGTCTTTTGCAATCTTTTTTTCTAGGTCACGAATCTTTGCCTTCAATTCTTCTCTATAGGACATAGTCTTCTTTTTCCTCTTTTGCTAAACGATAAAAAGATTTATCGTGATGCCTGTTTTTATCGAAATGTTTACTGCCTTCTTTGTCACGGTTCTTTTTGAATTTAGTCTTGACCGTTTTTTGATATTTCTTGCCACCTTGTAACATGTCTATTTTTGAAAACCTCCTTAGAAGATATGGTCCGCTACGCCTAGTTCGATTAATTCTTCAGCCGTAAAGTAGGCGTCACTTGCCGGCAAAAGTTTTTTGTTTATTTGTTGTAAACTTAAATCGGTACACTCTTTGAAAAGATTGACCATTCGTTTGTTGATGAGGTCGTGTTCTTTGGCCGTTGCTTTAATGTCATGGTACTTGCCTGTTAGACCATCGGTGTATTGATGGCACATGATTGATGCAGTAGGACTGATGTAACGATATCCTTTTGTACCAGAAGCAAATATTAAAAATGCGGATGAACAAACAGAACCAAGTCCAATTGTGTGAACAGGTTTGTTTGACTTACGCATCACATCGATAAGAGCGAAAGCATCTTGTAATGACCCACCATCAGAATTGATGTAGAGTGTTAGCGGATAATCTCCAGGTTGAAGATTCTCATAGGTAATCCAATGGATGGCATCGAGTGTGTTTGCTTCTTCAATGTCACCATAGATAAAATGTATGTGGTTATCTAATAGACTAGAAGAAATACGGTCTGATGCCGAAACGAAATCCATGTCTTTTTTATTTGTCATTTTGTGATTGTTGCCAGTTGTATGCAGTTTGAACAATAGATACTATATCATGTCTTGGCTGATATTGCAATAGATTTTTGGCAGAATTAATATCGGCAACTAATTTAGGTGGGTCACCTTGTCGGCGAGGTTTGTAAGAATAACCTACCGGTCTGTTTGCAACCTCACCGACAATTTCAATAATCTCTTTTACCGAATGTCCTTTACCCGTTCCCAAATTAATTATGGCAGAGTTTTCTTTCAGTTTTTCTGCGGCAAGAATGTGTGCATCGGCAACATCTGAAACATGAACATAGTCACGAATGCATGTGCCATCTGGCGTTTCATAGTCTTCACCATAAATTTCAAAACTATTTAGATTTTGCAGAATTCTCGGAATCAGGTGAGTCTCTGGTTCGTGACATTCACCAAACTCACCATCGGGGTCTGCACCTGCCAAATTGAAATAACGAAAAATGATGTGTTTGATTCCTGATTGACGAATTGCCATCTCTGCACAATACTTACTTCCTGAGTATGGATTGTTGAATGGGTTCACTTCGTCAATTTCTGTGATTGGTTCATTCTTTGTCTTGTAAACACCAGCCGTAGACGAATAGATGATTTTATCTACGCCAAATGTTTTCATGGCATTTAGAACATTGATTGTACCGTTCACATTGTTTCGATAGAACTCAATTGGATTTTTATTTGATTCGCAAACTTCGATTCTACCGGCAAGATGAAATACGGCATCAATTCTTATTTTTCGAAAAGTGTTAACGAGTGGTTCTTGTTCAGTAATGTCACCAATTTGAAACAAGTCAACATATTCGTTTTTTGGATATTTCTTATCAATGCCGACAACTTTCCATCCTGCCTTCTTCAATGATTTGGCAAGATGCGAACCAAGATAACCAGACACACCGGTAATCAGAGCAGTTTTCATTCTTCTTTTAACTGTCTCTTTCGGAAAGAATAGGTCTTCTGATTGGCCACCAAATATTGTAGTCTGGATCGTTCCACTTAATTGTAAATTGACTGTTTCTATCATAGTATGCATCCAACTTATAACTGAACACAACATGGTCACTCATTACAAGATGACCATTACCAAATTTTGGCGGCACAAGAACCTGCAATCGATTTTTATCTGAGAGTGTGAAAGATTCCCATTGACGGTATTGTGGATGTGTTGGGTCATTATTTACAACAACAAAATAAAAACTGCCATACAAACAAGAAATAAGTTTTGTCGTATGGTCATCACCGTGCAAACCACGAAGCACATGCCTACGAGATGTGCTGATTGAATCTAATACCCAATCGTGTTTGATGCCACTTTTACGATAGAGTGCATCATTGTAAACTTCTGTATTTGTACCACGAAAATCTTCGTGCATTACTGGAGGCGTAATGAGTAAAACTCCAGCCAATTCTGTGTTTTGTACCTTCATGCTATAATTGAAACTCCCGGTGCGATTTGTGCCAATTTTTTTGTTTTCCAAGGAAATTCTTCACCATACTTATTTTGCATGTGTTTGTTTCCTTCGTCAAAGAATTCTTTTGTTACTGAATTTGGATTGCCATCTAAACGATAACAGAGTGTGTGTGCATTTGTGCAATCAAACTTTGGAAAAAATTTTGATATGTTTGAAAAGAATTGTCTGTCTGCTCCCCATTGACCATACCATGCGTGACCAATTTGGACGGCAACATCTCTCTTTACTGCAAACGAGGATGTATCAATATGATGCACGGTATGATTGAAATAGACTGGCCATTTGCCGAGTGATTCGCAATTGTCTTCGCAAAGAAAGTTGCCTTCTTTGTCATAGATTTTTCTGAGTGAATATGCCCAATCATTGCCACTTTTGATTGTATCGACAAGTTTTTGAACATGGCACGGTTGATACCAATTGTCTTCATCTAGGTAACAAATGATGTCGGCATTTACAAGAAAAGAACATGCAGCATAGACACGATGGCCATACCAACCTTTTCCAACATTGTCTTCTAATTCAACTGTTCGAATTGTTCTCTTACCAGATTTCTCATAAAGAATAGGATAAATTTTTTCATAGTGTTCTTTACCATCTAAAAAAATATAATGAGTTAAATTTTCGTAAGTCTGATTCTGAACAGATTCAATACAATGACCAAGTGTACCTGCACCAATTGTAGGTGTTACAACCGCAACTTTCATTTCCATGATTTCAATATTTCAGAGGAAGAATTCATCTTGTGCGAACCACCAACACCGAAAACAAAAGATACACCAGTAACATCTGATTCACGATTGTTCGTTTCGTTGCGGTCGCCACCGTTTGCAAAAAGTATTTCATCATTCGGCCACATCAACTTTACATTTTTAATCAGATGTCTTGCCGAATCATCATCATCGATAAATTTCATAGTGTAATCAACATATTTAATTGCCTGAACAATTTCTAGTCGTTCTTGTAGAGGCATAAACGGTTTACCTTTTTTTCTTGTCAACCATTCATCAGAATTTACGCCAACAACAAGAACATCACCTAGTCGTTTCGCTGCACGAAAGTAAGCAATATGACCAGAGTGAATAGGATCAAATCCGCCAGAACAAACAACAATCTTCATATCAAATGCCAGGAAATGCTTCTAGTACCAAATTCAATGTTAGATGTTTAACGCCTAAATCTTTTTTGAAAAGTTTGACGAGCAAGGCAGCGTCATCTTTGTGTAGAGACTCTAAGAGGACAACGAGCAATGATGTCTTCTTCGTTTCTGAAAGACCCTCAGCTCTCATTGGATGATTCTGAATGAATCGATAGAGTTTTGGTACTTCAGAACTTAGATAGGCAAAGTTAAGACCAGCGGGTTCTACTGCTTCCCGGTATTTTGGAACCACAACATCGAATTTGATGTGTGGATTAAATGCATAGTTTAGAAATTCACGAAATCTTGGATGGTCGTATTTGCGTAGAACAGCAATTCTTTCTGCCTTGTTCTTTGCTTTATCAAACTCAGCAAAAATTTCAGAATATAGAATGTCAGAAATCATTAAGAACCTCAATTAAATTTTTTAGTCGGTTTGCAATCATATAATTCATAAATTCTTGCTTTGTGTGGCCAGAAGAATTATCATAGGTATGTAGTATTTCTGTAGACAAACGCTCAGGAATTTTGGTGAGGTCAATCAATGTTTCGTTGCGAACAAAATTACGAAACATGTCTTCATTGCAAAATTCTTTTGGGTCTTGATTCATCCAACCAATAATCTTCGCTTCAGTAATTGGTTTCTGTCGACCACCAACAACAAACACATCATCGGCTGAAAGAATGTTAGGAATGCCATCGCCTTTGTCACCACGAATAATTAACTGTTTCAACTGCAACAACGGCAGAGGTTCTTTGATGTATTTTTTCAGAATTGGTGAATACTGTTCAACATTCGGATATCTCTGCAACTGAGCAAAGTCTTTGTCAGAGGAAAGAATCATAATCTTTTGCGTTGCCGAATATTTCATAGTGAGTGTGGCAATGATATCGTCTGCTTCACAAGTATCAACAGTAATTACTTTGTAAGGAGAATGGTCACGCAACTCATCACGAATTTTATTGAGGCATTCAAAGATTGTATTCCAGTCGTGACCAGATGCTTCACGAGCTTTCTTACGACCTGCCTTGTAATGGGAAAAGATATCACGGCGCCAATAGTTTTTATTGTCGCAAGCAATCACAACTTCAGGCCCATGTGATTCTTTGAATTTCTTCACATAGGTACGAATGGTATTCAAAATCATATGGCGAACAAGACTTTCTTCTACTTGTGTTTTAGAAGAACCGATTTGTTCCATTAGATTAGAAATTGCAACTTGATTGTAGTCAAAGATTATCATAATGATATAATTATAACACAGACAAATGTGTTATTGTGGCAAAGTACCATCCCTTTCGGCAATTTTGAAAATTAGGTCGTAAATGAAATCGTGGTCTAGTTCGGTAGAATTGTTTTCTTCAAACGGTATGATATCAACCTGGTCTTCTTCTAAATCGAACCAAGCATAGATGCATACTTCTTCTTTTGGTCGATGAATCAGACACCATGGCGTTAGGTCGTGAGGAGGAAAATCTTCGGTCAATGAATTCTTATGAACGAACACGGCAAAACTCATCATGTTTTTGTTGCCTTGTTCATCGCATTGATACTCACCGTTTTCATCTTCCCACTCTTTCATACCATAGCCGTCAAAGATAATTTTCACACCCGCAGGCGCTTCACCAGATTCGTCACCAGGTTGCAAATCTTCTTCATCTACGGCATCTTCATCCATTGTGGAATAGAAGGTGCGAACCCAGGTTTCAACTATCTCAGAGTAGTCTCGGTCATCGTCTGTATAAATTGGCATTGGAGTTGTCATTTTGTCACTTTCAATAAAATAGTATCGGCATTGAGTCGGCCAGTCAAGGCACTTTCAACTGCACGAATGTTTTCAATTACATTACGCAAGAATACTTTACCACCAGACAATACATCAGGCAAAGTCACTTCTGGTTTACGCAACTTCTTTTGCACCGATTTACTTTCTGCAAAATTAACAACTGACGAACCTTTGATTGAAAGACCGCCAGCATCTTCTGCGTGATAGACACCGAGTTTTCTTGTTTTGGTATTGTAAACCCATAACTGCATTGCACCAATTATATCAGTAGGTTTAACCGATGTCAACTTCAAATCTGCAAACTCTTGGCAATATTTAATTTTTGCCACAAGTTGTTCTGGTGACTTTGCCTTGCGTTTGCGAGGTTTGCGTGTTGCCGTTGATGCGACTTTTTGACAATCAAGAATCACTTGGTCGCAATACGCAACAATCTTTTTCAATTCTGTTTTTGAGAAATTGGAATAGCCTTCTTTAAGGTCTTTGTCATCGGTAGTCATCACTTCATCAAACTCACTCCGTTTTGACTTTGCCCATTCGAGGATATATTTTACTTGTGCCTCTTTGATTGCCAATGTATGCATCACACCATACGGTGCGACATTGGCAGAAAATCTTGTTGCAATGAGTGTATCAATTTGTCCTTCTAATTCACCAATGCAATCATTTGCCTTTTCACGAATTCGTTCCTGAATGTTAGGACCTTTTTTGACAGTTTCAATGACTTCGGTTGTTTGAGCCTTTGCAAGTTCTTCTTTGATATCTTCAACTTGTTTTTGAAACCATGTTTGTCTTTCGGCAGACAATACCGCACCGTTTGTCACCATTCGACAAATGAAACCAAATTGAGAGGGTTTGCCTTTGATTACAGATGCAATTGAAAGTTTGAATTTCTTTTTGAAGAAATCAATTGCATACTTTTGGGAATCTTTGGGACTTTTGTTTTGAGAATACCATGACAAAGTAGAACCAATTTCACTATCGGTAACTTCACCAGTAAACTTCGGTTCTTTGCCAACAAATTTTTCATTCGCATCAAGAATTCGTGCCATAACAAATCTCCATTTATAAACAGTTCACATTATATCATTACCGACACACTATGTCAAGCCTGACTGTTGCATGAAAACAACAGTCAGGTTCGGCAACAATTACAGTAGTTCGCCGTCATCTTCCTTCTTTGCGGCAGAAGGAGGTGGCGGTGGTGCCGGTCTCGGTGGCGGTGGCATCACTTTTGGTGCCGTAGCAACAGGACTTGGCGTTGAAGGACTCGATGGTGGTGTACCTGGTTTGTTGACACCAGATGCAGCATCAATTGCCTTGCCTTTCAAATCTTTGTCACCACCAGCCAACATGATACCAGAAAGAGTACCAGTTAAGAAAGTTGCAATCGGAATAATCAATTCAAAAAACTTAGAATCGATTGGTGCAATTGCATTCATTGGTTGCGTAACAAAGATGAGGGAGTATAACACAACAAATACGATTCCGACAAGCGTAAGTGCAAGACAAATTCCAATAAAGAATTTCAGTCTTGCCATTAACTGCTCTTCGGTATACATGAATGGTTCTTGATTACTTTGCACACTCTGCTCCTTTTTCAATGACAGGCTTTTCAGCGACTGCCTTAATATTTGCCATAACTTTTCCATTTTCAGTTCCTTTGAATATGTGTTCCGGACATGTTCTTGTCACTTCACATGTAGGAGGTTTACAAAATTCTTCATTCCAGTTTGCTGGGTCTTGGCACGGATAACGAAATCTATCACCACCAAATACAGCCAATGCGACTGGCGCTGCAATTAAGAGCGCCATCCACTTAAACATCTTCTTGTCATTCATTACAACTCCTTATAATGTTTAATTTGCAAGCGGATTATCTAACGCATTCTTAATCTTAGAGTCAATCTCTTTTCTCAATTCACGGACATCTTTATCCATCTCTCGCTGAGCCACTTTTGAATCACGCTCAACCTGTTCTACAATCTTTTCAATTCTGCGAATGTCTTGTTTGAGATTTGTGTTAATGTCTCGCACATATTCGGTAGACTTCTCAGAATTTTGTTCTAAGACTGCAATCTTTTTATTTATTTCACTTAAATCTGGTGCCACATAAGTCTGAATTGCTTCTTTCATACTTTGATAGTCTTTGTAGACTTCAAATGCACCATATAGACCACCAAGAACAGATGATATAATACCACCAGCAATCATAAGTTTTGCTGGAGTAAAGTTAAAGCCACCAACGCTGATGACCGTATTGGGGTCAACTGCGGCTTCTAACTTATCTACTTGTTCGTCTATGTTTTTTGGCATTTCTTCCTCTTATTTTTTTGTAAATTTTTCTGATGCTGTAAAACCTAATCCTGCAATCGCAATATACATCATGCCTTCAAATATTTTTTCATCTATTGTCAAGTTCCAAAACAAGTTTGCAATAAACGCTATCGTGCAAAGTGTGAATGCAAGAAGCGTGACAACTCTTTTACTACTGATACCTTCATCTGTGCCATCAGTTAGCATACTGTGATACCATTTCATGGTATTCTCCTTATCGGTATTGTTCATCTACCATTTGTTGATGTAATCTATCAGAAGCACCACTTAATGCTCTCAATGCTCTGCGATTGTCAACTGTAGGTTTATTGTATTGTCTTGCCATGTCAACCGCACCTGTATCTGGTATGATTGCATTTGCATACGCAGAGAAACCAGGATTGTAGTTCATCAAACCAAGAACCAATCCCTGACTGGCCGTTTGTGCTTCAAGTGTTGCTGCATTTGACATTTCATTTGCAAGTTCTTTTGCTTTCTCTGTTGCTGCTTCTTTTACTTTTTCTCTATTGGACTTAGAATCTTTTGAATCAGATTTCTTTTCTATCTTTGCAATCTCATTATCAGTTTTCTTTTGTTCTTGTTTCTGTTCTGCCTTTTGTGCAGGTTGTGCCACAGGTGCAGATTGTGGTCTTGTTGCAATTGGTGTCACTTCTGCCGCAGGAGAAGAAGACTTAACTTCTTTTTTAGTGCTATCTCTTAATACTTCATTTACTGTTGGGTCAGCAACCAATTGCACTTCTGTTGATACTTCACCTTTAGATGATACCTGAACAGAAGGTTCTGTAGTAGTTTGTGCAACTATTGTTTGTGATGACGAACTATTTTGTTGTGACAGTAATTGTTGTGTTGCATATGCTTCTGCATAGTTTGGGCAACTTGTATCATATAAACCATCTAAAGAACATTGTTGGTCAAAATATGCTTGTGCATAACCAGGACAAGAACTATCATACAAGGCATCTAACGAACATTGTTGATTGTAATATGCAGTTGCATAACCTGGACATCCAGAATCATATAAAGGATTTATTGAGCATTGTTGTGTATAATACGCTTGTGCGTAGCCAGGACAGGATGTTGCATAAAGTGGATTAATTGAACATTGTTGGTCGTGATACGCAGTAGCATAACCTGGGCACGATGGTGACGAAAGTGGGTCTGCCACGCATGGGTCAACCGGCACAGATGTGTAGTTTGCACTTAATGAAACATTGCGAACTTGTGGTCCATAATAACCTGCCCAGAAACCAGCATCTCTACTCACAAATTGAATACCAAGACTACCAGAGCTTTCTAAACTTAAAGAAGAAGCGAGGACTTCTGTTCCTGAAAATCTTGTCCAATCAAATTGTGTGCTAAAGTATTGGTCTGACTGTTGAATAATCTGACCTGCACTATTTGTCATAAACGATGTAACACTAACGGTGTCAGTTCCACTTTGACCACCTGTACCGTTTAAGTTGCGGAGGTCATAACCCCAATTCCAACCATTGATTTGTATGCCACTACCAGACAATGCTTGATTGATGGCTATGACTTGATGAACGGCAGTTAATCCATATGAGAAGTGAATTATTCCTGTTGCTGGGTCATAAAGTGGACCAGGACCACCTGTGCAACAATTATTTGGATGTGTACCAGTCGCAACATTGTTCCATGATCCACCAATTAAATTACCTGTGGTGTCTGCATAGACAGAACCAACCATCATAAAGAAAAGAAATAAAAACTTCTTCACAGAGTTCCTTTTTTCTGGTCTTGTCTTACATCATCTTGTATTTCTTTAGGCACTGGTTCAAAACCACCACCAATTGCAAGAATACAATACAAGTCTTCGGCTGACTTTTCTACAATCGTAAAAGAACCAGTAGTCGGATTTGCAAAGATAACCAATGAAAGTTTTCTTTCCTGTTGTGTGAGAGGTACACTTAATCCACGAACAAAAGGAATTTCTTTGAACTCATTAACAGTATTGGTTAAATCTTTACCATTCAAACATATGGTTTCGTATGTTGCGGTTTTTGGTTCTGCAAATACCAAAGATGGCATCAACAAAAACATCGCAAGTATCTTTTTCATTTTAGCATCCCATTCGGTCTCTTACGATTGGATCATTGCCCGTATAACCATTGCAAGAGGATTGATTGTTGTTAGTATTATTTTCTTTTGGTTCTTCTTTAATGTTAACTGGCGCACGATAGAAACCAGTTGTACCAAGTTTCTTGTTTGCATCAACAGCAGACAAGTCTTTTTGGTCCCAGTCTTTCTTGGCTTCAGCACCAATTTTGCCATTGATTGGACAAGGAGTGCCTGCATTTAACATTGCAACAAAAACTCTTTCATCCTGACAGAGAGTTGCAACTGCGGCAACTTTCATGCCCATGTCATAAAGATTCTTTGCAAGTTTAAGTCTCTCACAATTTTCATCACGGAATGTGGAACCGATTGCAATACCAAGAATTTGTGTTTGTGCTGCACCAGAAACACCGACCGTGCATAAATCGTTGTTCATTGTGTTGATTGATGGCGCTATGGCCGATGGGGGTGGAGATTTTACTGTTGTCTCGGATTTCGAATTACTGTTTGTTGTGCTATTGGATGTAGATTCAGTCACAATAGCCTGTGCGAATACTGAAACAGTCGCAGTCATCATAACGATTGCGGCTAATTTTTTTAACATTTGAATTTATCTTTCCTGTAGTTTAGAGCATAACGAACTCACAGAAAAAATAATGTACTACAAGGTATTATTTAGTATCGACTTTTGTTGCAACATCTTTAATGGAGCACATGACTGGATTCGAACCAGTGATTTTAGAGTTTTGCAGGCTCTTGCATTTGACCACTCTGCCACATGTGCATTATTGGTGGGCGAGGTAGGAATTGAACCCACACTCAAGGCATTATGAGTACCCTGCTTTAACCATTAAGCTACTCGCCCAAAACTGGCACGACCGGCAGGAATCGAACCTGCGACTCTCTGCTTAGAAGGCAGATGCTCTATCCCCTGAGCTACGGTCGTATGGTGCGACTGGCCAGAATCGAACTGGCAAGGCTTTCGCCGGTGAATTTTAAGTCCACTATGTTTACCTGTTTCATCACAGTCGCATTATAAAAATTGGTACACCGTAGGGGAATCGAACCCCTCTTACTTGCGTGAAAGGCGAGTGTCCTAACCGATAGACGAACGGTGCATTAATTTACTGTACATTACCACGAATCCATTGCCAATATTCTTCTACTGACATTTTCTTCTCCTTAATTGGTCCGAGTTGAGAGATTCGAACTCCCGACCCTCTGCTCCCAAAGCAGATGCGCTAACCAGACTGCGCTAAACTCGGATAAAACTGGTGCCCTCTGACAGAATCGAACTGCCAATAGATGATTACAAATCAACTGTTATACCATTTAACTAAGAGGGCATAAAACAAAACCCCCTGTCTTTCGAGAGGGGGTTTGTGATTAAAATTCAGTATTACGAAAAATTACACACAAACCCCTGGCATCCAATTTTCTCTTGGAAGTGTTAATAAACATGTTGGAGTGAGTAATATTTGAGTCATAAGTTTATTTATGTAAAAACTTTTCAAAACGCATCGTTGTGTCTTACGAAATTGCCTTCTAAATCTGTATAGACAAGACTTCCTTCATCATCAATCGCTGAGGCACCTTCGAAAAAGTATTCATCAGTCTCTTTGAATCGTTCAATGTCTTTGTCTTTTGCTTCACGCACATTGATAACTTGTGATCCAAGCCATTTTGACACATTGTAGTCGGTTTGTGCGGCAATTGTCTTCGCCATTTCTTCATTTTCAGCAAAAACGATGTTCACTTCGTAAAAAGTAGAGACAGTTTCAATTGAGAACCGCTTCAACTCACTTTTTTTCTTGTCTTTCTTTGCCACTTTATCATTCTCCAAGAGTAAATTCAACTTTTTTCACAGAATCAAACCGAAAACTGCGCCAATCAGATTTTTCCAAGTCAAAAACTGCAATTGCATCTTCAGATTTTGCTTTTCCTGAATTTTTCGGCGATTTTTCGCTCGGAATTTTGTCTTCTTTGAGAGTGCAAATCAGTTTTCGTTCGGATCCATCTTTTTTGGTGAACAAAACCGTAACTTTTTCACTTTGCAAAAGACCACGCAACCACTCACGGCCTTCTTTTGTATCAAATTCACTTGTCATTTTCATTTTCCTCATCATCTTCGTCTTCATTTTCCCATTCTGCACGCTCTTCAAGCATTTCACGCAGACCCCAATTGTCAACAAGGCTATCAGGAATCTCATCTAATGATTCAACATCAGAATATTCATACGATTCATCTTCACCATCAATAAAACGACCAACAAATGCCATACCTTCTTCGTGATATTCAGCCTCTACATCGAAATCGGTGTCATTGCAAATAAAAGAATAGAGTTCCGTTGGTGGTCCCCATGGTGAATCAAACCAAAATGAGATTCCATCACCATCTCTCGACCAATCTTGTGCATCACAATTCCATTTACAACCCCAATTATTTACTGACCATGAATACCAATCAGATGCACCATATTTTTCTATAAGTGCTTTTGCGTTCTCATCAGGCTCAGCAGAAAATCCTACAGGCCCACCATCTTTCAATTCTTGTGGACATGGCAGAAAGAAATCAAACCACTCTTTGCCATCCTTCTCATTCAGAAAGGATTCAAATTTATCGAGGTCTTCCTTTTCACCACGAACCGTAATACTGTTGCTGCACCAATTAGGCATAATATATTCTCACTTGTTATCTAAAATTGACTTCAAACTTCCTATCATTTCTTGTATCTTAACATGACCTACTGTCTTTTGTAGGTAATCATCGAACCAATCTGAGGACTTTTCCGTTTTCCTTATCGCACAACCATAGATACCTGCACCGACAAGATTTTCAATCCATGTTGCTGGGTCGGCAAGAATTGCTTCAAACGCATCATCAAATTTTGGCTTACCATTTTCATCTTTTTTGAAAAAGGCAATGTGATACATGTGCCCAATTTCTGATACTTTGATTGGTTTACCGCCAGCCATGTCGCCCTTAAAATCAAAGAAGGAAAGCTCGAGCTCTCCTTCATCATCACCAGGCAAAAAATAGATACCATCAAAGTCGCTAGATTTTTTCTCCGACATAAAATTCCTTTCGTAGCGAGGACTTGTCCCGTGTTCTGTCATACTTCTTTTTATTTTGTGCTACACGCATTCGGTATTTAACACTTAACAAATCCCTTGCCACAAAATTCCTAGGTTTACTGCACTTAATCTTTATTGAGTTCATTTTGCATTGCCTTCATTATCGAAATCATTTTTTGCATTTCAACTTCAACATTGACAGGTTTCTTTTCTACGCACACCGCCTTCACTTGCAAACGAAATGCGGCCGATTCACACTCTGCTTTACTGGAGAAATTGTATGCTTCGGTAACATTACCAGATGCCGTAACAATCAACATAGCAAAAACAGTATTCATCATTTTACATTTTCCCGAATGACTTCTTTAGCAGAGTCAATTTGTTTATCAGCAAAACTTGCAACGCCAGAAAAACCGACAGTCGCAACCGTAACACCAAGAATAAAACCAATAACAAGATTAATCATTTTCAAATCCTCAACATTAGACCAAAGACATAGATTGCCAAAAGGCCACTATTCACAACCACAATTGCGTTTTCTTTAATTCGAAAACCCCAAACAATAAACATTGCGGCACCGATATTCAATAGAATCACATTCAGAGGGTCTATTGAGAGAGCAACACACAGCGACCCCATTAAAGTAATCGCCGTGGCAACCCATTTCAAAACATTATTCGCAAACATAAGGTTTATTCCATTTACCAATATTGATGTCGTAATAATATGCGGTGTCAAAGTAATCGATTTGTGCATCCGAATTATTATAGTAACCAGCAGATTTCAGCGCATCAAATGCCTCGGTAAGAAATTGTTTTGCCTTACCAGTAAAATGTTCGTGAAACCAATATGGGTTGACCTGAATGCCAAACTTCTTCGCATCTTCAACATCACCATAATCATTAAAGAAATCAACTTTGCCAGATTTGACATTTAGCACAATTGCCATATGATTCCGAACAGACAGCGTCCCTTTCACGCCATACTTTTTCAGCACGGGTTTCAGTTTCGCAGCAATCACTTTCTTTTTGTCTTGATTCATATAAGCCATGATATAGTTCCTTTCTCAGTTTCGATGGGACTATTATATAACATAAATCGGCATTTGTCAAGCACTTTGTTGCATAAAAACAACTATGTTAGTGAACACTTACTTACATGTGGTCGATGCCGATAATTTGCGTATTCCTACTAGTTTTTGAGAATCAATCTCAATTACCTTTTGTTTACGGAAACCATACCAATCGATTTTGAAAACATCTTCTGGCGGGTCAAATCGTTCACAAATTCCTAATTCAACTATATTGACCTCGATGGGTGCGAAAAGATAATTCAACATCATCTGCCTCAAATAAGGATCCTGTGTATTGATTCTCACACGATTCTCAAAAAATCCTGTCGGTCCCCATTGAATGTAAACTTCTTGGTTCGTTTCGCCTTCGGTATCTTTCTCTAGTTTTTCAAGGAATGCAATCATACTTTTCTTGTAATCAGGATTCCATTTTACTTCATATTCAATTGCAAGTTTAGCCTTGGCGTTACTTGGCAGAATCTTCACTTCACGAATTTTTGCATCCAGACCAACATTTCGAATTTGTGAGAAATAGTATTCTGCAATCTTTCTTCGTTGAATCATTGTCGCCTGAGCCGAACGGTGTTGCATTAACAAATCATCGCCGTTCACCTGCATTGTTTGTGAATCGCCCTGTAGTTTACGAATAAAATTCCATGGCGATATCTTTGCGGTTACTTTGCATGTCACATATTCATTTTTTGTGCATGAATCAATCGTATATGAATTGACAACACCAGAAGAATATGCTGCTGTTAAATTTCGTATCACTCGGTCATTTTCAATTGTTTGGTCTGATACAATCAGAACACCAATACTTTTTGAAATTGCCAATTGTAATGCATTCTCGACAGCCTCGGTTTGCGTTTTACCCATGCCGATTTCAGACACAACAATTTCTTTTGGTGTTGAATCAGCATGGAGAAAATGAATGCCTTTGAAGACCAAATGAATTGCATCAAAGGAAGAAAACGCAAACACTGGCTGGCAAATGAATGCCAGAACCAGTAGAATGTGTTTCATTAGTTACCCATCAATGAACGAATCTGTTTTGCAGTTTCGATATCTTTGGTGCCAGTCTTTACAACCACTCGCACAGTATTTGTTGCCGTGTCAAACTTTTTGGACTCGACATAGACACCTTGCAGAATCGCCTTAGACTTTGAACGAATACTCTCTTGCACTTGATATGCAATGTTTGAGTTCACTTCAGTATTTGCAGAACCAGAGAACGCCTGACTCTTTTGCAGAGAATCAGTTGCTGTATTTGTAAACTTGTCGCCTTCTAGTTCATTCTTCATAAACTCAACGACTTGTTGCTTGGCTCGCATCGTTGCAACAATAAATGCTTCTTCGGTTGCAGAAGGCAGAGAAGATGTTACCCGTGCTGTGCCGGCTGATTGTAGAGATTCAAACTGCCCATCTTTGTTGAATTTTACTTTCAGGTCACCGCCCATAAACTCAGCAGTTACCGATTCAGGACCTTCTACTCGTTTGTCACCAAAAGTAGAACAGGCTGAGAGAGATACTGCCAACAACGCAATTACAAGACTTTTCATTTCAATCACTCCATAATGTAAGAAATACTACTATAACACAAGACTACCACAAATTGCGGCAATCATCCACTCACCAACTTCGTATGTTATCAATATAAGCCCGAGCCGTAGATAGAGAGTCCATATCCAAATATCTCTCCATCATTTCGTATCTTAGTAACTCAAGCAAAGATTCCACTTCCTGCATTGTTCGATACGGCAAGGTACAGTACCAGCTTTCGAATTCTTCTTTATCGCCAATCGCCCAAATACAATCGAGCAATCGACATTGTTCATCGTTCAAACCATCGATTCTTATGTCCATGTTCGATGCCTTTCTGCGACATGTTCTCGACCATCATACTCATGGATAAACCATTCAATGCCATCGGGAATCTCTACGACTTTTAGATTTGCAGCATGACCATTTGCAGACTCACCAAGTTCTTCTACGACCGACACTAAATCTGCATCCGACCGATTGTCATAGAAATCATAATCCGAGAGATAGAAATTGTCATCGCCTGCATGGCCTTTGACATAGAAACTCTCACGCTCAAAACCAAAGGTCTTGCCCTTCACGACTTCATACTCAATGCCTTTTCGTTGAAGCAATAATTCAAATGCTTCATTAGACAAACCAAATCCACCAAATTCTGTATTAATGACTACTTTCATTCATCAATCTCCTGTTCCCAATATCTACAATAGAAATGGTCACCACACAAATCGATTTCTCTCTGAGGATAACCTTCAGACAATAACCAGTCCCTTTGTTCTTCCCAGGTATCAAATTTCTGTGGTAGAACCTTAGGGAATCCATACTTCCAACCAGAAGGCGGGTCAATCATCATTACCATTTTTTTCATATTTTGTATACCTCGTAAGACCATATTTCATTAAAAGAAGCGTGACAGTAAAGTTTAGTATAAAGAATATACTAAAAATTGAAAGAATGAGGAGACCCATATACCACACTCCTTTGTGTAGTGTTTGATTTGTAACATTGAAAAGTCATTATGTCTTCTCTCTGTGGTCCTTCTTCCACATTCAAAAACTCGACTTCATCCAAAAAGTGTTCCTCATTACATGCCGGACAGATTACAAAGAATGTCATAATAAACCTATTGTATCAGAGTATGTATAGAATTTGCGGTAAAGTTTCAGAGTAGAACATGGGCTACAACTGCTGCATTTAAGGCTGATATGAATAAGTCACCATACCCAACAACATTTCTACCTTCTTCGAAATTGTCCATTGCAAACTTAAAGAATAGTATAGAAAAGAAAAGATTGAGTATTATCATTTAGTATTGCCTATGAACAGAACGAGCATTGTTATTCCGTGAAACAAAGTCATATACAGTATTTTCATTGAGTAGCACAGAGAGTTCTAGGTATTCGTCTTCGAGGCGCTCTTCGTAATCCTCGTTGAAATGCCTGAGGCGAACCATACTGGCGATATAACCTTTGAGTTTATTTGAAGCCGTCTTTTCCATGACATTTTCCATCCAAAAAATTTTTGTGTGACACCGAGTATAGGATTGCGAATTTGGGGAACAACAGGGAAGGCGGAAAGAATCTAGAACAACAGTAGACCATCTGTAGAGGACTCCCCGCTACTGTCCTAGGTGCCGATTTTGTCCTCACTATAGTCGCTAATCACTTGCTCGACCATCTCTATAGACACGCCAAACATATTCGCAATTACACTCACAGGCAGATGCTCTTCCTCATACGCCTCTAGTATATCCATTACTAATTCTTTCATCTTAGCCATTTACAATTTCCTCATAATTTAGTGTTGGTTCTTTATACAGTATTTCCCCATCGAATTCTAATTGAGACTTTTCAAATTCTGATAGGTAGTCATCCTTAGCAGTAAAGAAGGAGATGATATATTCTTCAGAGAAGGTCTCATTGTATTCTATTTGGGACCGTATGGACAGAATGAATTTAGTCAGCTGGGTATCAGACAGGTCAGGTGCATTGGTCACCTTGTAATCTGACCCACCCTTGGACTTCCAGTAGGGTTCATCAGCAGTACCATAGTTCTCACGGTATTGGGTTTGTATGACAATCATTCTTGCACCTCAATTCGTATATCAAAACCCATACCACCCCAATGGACGAAACTGCGGCGGACAATTTGTGCTTCTTCCATCGTTTCACAAGCCAGGCGAACCACTTCACCTGCATGGTCAATTATCACGGTGTAGGTCATTCTTGCACTCCAAAATGTTCTAAAATCTTGTTGCTGACATTCAACGCACACTCAGAATAGGATGCTTCATATCCAACACCAGCACACTCTCGCACAATCAACTCGGCAAAATCCATAAGTTGATCCCAATTTGTTTCAATGTCGCCACGCATATTCTTTCCGGAAATCCCAACCTTCCAGGCAAGTTCTTGGGCTTTTTGTACTTCGTTCATACTTCGTACCATCCCAATTCTGAACCAACGCACTCACGGACTGCGGTATCTGTAGCCTCACCAAATCGTTCATCTTTAGACAGCGCACTCATTAACGCAAGGACCACGGTATCTTGGAGGTTGTGTATCTTAGAGAAGGTCACAAGGTCAGCAACCGCAAGGTCACCAGCAGAGGTGAACATTTCATAAGAAGGAATCTGGTATTTCATCTTCGTATCCTTATCAATCATCATAGGTTCTATTATACACGGTTTTCGGCAAATGTCAAGCACTATTTGGATAGTCAGTACTCACTCACTTATATTGAAGCACACTTAGCACGGGTTCTGCCCATATGTCTTACAAATGCACTTCAATATAAAACCTCTTAAACGAGGTCGACCTGGACATCAATACCATCGTTGGTGCGGGTACTGAATCCAACCATTTGCAATCCATGACGGCGGCGCATTGCCACTTGCATCAACGCATTCCACACAGCAACTCGCTGTTCCCGTTGAGGGAATCGAGCACCCATCAGGTCTTTCACTTGACAATCACCGATAAAAACCCCATTGATAACAGCACGGAATTTTTGGGTGTTTTTCAGACCATCAATAATCACTTTGGTACGCATAGTGTTTCCTTAAGCAGCAGTATAACGATTAATCACTTTTTCGGAGAAGCGGGGTTTACGCATCTTCCGCACTTTCACTTCGACCGCATTACAATCCAGAAAGGTATCAATTGCCATACGAATCGCAGCTTCTTGTTCTAACTTCGCAATTTTCTTTTGAAGAATATCGGAGGGAAGGGTCGTGTTCATTAGTCGATGTCCATAGGGTTCATTATCAGGGCGAGGGCAACAATTCCACTCACTAGAAAAAGCATCTCAATCACAATCATTCGAATCTCCGTATCAATCATCACAGTACCCATTATACAGGGATTGCGGCAAAAGTCAAGCACTATTTGGACTGTTGCTTTTATACAACAGCCCTATGTAAGTGAACACTAACTAACTTTTGCCCAGACTAACTGCCGTTCTGTATTAAATCGATTCAGCAGGGCTTCTTGCTTAGACTTCGGGAGTTGGCTTATCGTATCTTCGAGGACTGATATCAGATACCCAGCAGAATAACTATAGGAATTATTGTTGGCGTAGTATTGTGCCTCGACCAAATCACTAATCATTGTATAGATTGAATCGTTCATATTAAAGGTTCTCATTCGTTCTCCCAGTACCAAGGACCAGTTTCATCATCAAAGTCAGGACCATAGAATCGAGGTCCCATCGCAAGCATATATTCTTCCATCTCAGCCTGTTCTTCGGGCGTCATAGGGGTTTCGTTCGGATCAGAAATCATTGAGTGTCGGCTCCATACTATAGATTAACTCACGCTCTCGGGCATAAGCCTTCTTACGCCCACGGACAACTTCTAGCACCTCATATTCTATCACATTTGCATTCTGTAGTGCGGCACAAATGGACCAGTTCTTGTTCTCTACCTTAGCACGGGATAGGTGTTTTTGTACCCGCACTTTTACACTTCGGAGAAACGCACGACCCACAGCCACAGTAAGTCCAATGTAGGTCTGGTCATCAACTGTCAGCTGGTACAGGATGTAGTTTCGGTCGTTTCGTTTTTTACGCATTGTAATTACGGTTCTTCACACAAAAATCTATTGCACTTTTCTCAGCGACATTCAGACACAGCGGTTCAAACTGGTCTAACTTCTGAAGGCGTTGGGAAAGGAATTGCACTAGATTGACTAGTTCTTGAAAAGTAGGTTCGTTTTTCATCATAGAACCCATTATAGACTAAAAAGGCAACAATGTCAAGCACTATTTGGACTATGTTAGTGATTACTTACTTACGGGGAGATTATACTACCAATCCTCTGCTTTATTATAATCGTTATAATCAGAGAGGTCAGGGTCTAATGAGGGTATATCAATTGCAAAATCATCAGATACTAAGCCAGTATTAAATAATTTTTGTTGTGCGATACCTTCGGGAGTTCGATTGAATTCTATGGCAACTTGACGCATATTATCTGAGACCTTCTTAGAATACTCTGGTCTATCACGATTAGCACACGATTGGGAACAGTAAAGTCCTCTTTTACGATGGTCTTTTTTACAGAATTTACAGCTTTTTAACCTATATTGTCCCACTCTTTTCTCGCATTCCTACGCTATTCTCTGCCAATTCGGTTACTACTCTCTCTATATCAATCAGTTCTTTTATATAATATTCTTGATTATTATACTCTATACGCAAATTATCGACTTTACTCTGAGAAAAATTGTTCCAATCGTTTTCCCATATCTTAATCACACTATAACCTTTTTCTTTTATGTCATTTATTCTCATTTCATCTTTCTTCCACTTATCTTTAACAACACTGCCAAGTATCTTTTGGTCGGGTTCGTAAAAAGAAGGATTTGCGTGGAAATAGTCTCCAAAGTATTCAATGACTAAATTTTTTACTAAACCATCTACGAAATATTTACCTATCTTTACTTCTCGATGTTGTCGGTCATTTGGAATTTTAAGATAATCGAGACAGGAATCTGAACCATTGCTCTTTCTACTCCCCTTAGTGTTTAATTCTTCAAAGTTTGGAAGGGATACATTGAGTTCTTCATATATTCTCGTATATGCTATTTTAGTTAAATCTACTCTAAGCCATGGTAAAGTGTAATTGTTTTCTTTTCGTATAGCATCTATATGTTTTTTGTATACTTCGTGATGCGGATGTTTTGAATGTGAAATAGCAACTAATTTACCATTCACATTCATTCTAAGACCATTAATTAAAGATTGATTATTTGTTTTACCCACCTTCGAAATTGGATGACGGCGTGTTCCATCAATAGCGAACCATCCATTTTTTGCCAGAACAAATTCAGTATAATGAAGATGTTCTCCAGTTACATGACAAGTATAGTATTCCTGAGGGATTTTACTCATTCTATCTTTACTTCCAATACCCATCGCCATCAGGATATGCGGAGTCTAGGACTTCAGCAGGTTCTTTGCGTAGTTCTTCAATACGGGATTCTAATAGTCTTATGGCTTCTTTTATATGACCTGTACCGTGTTCTTCTATACGGGTCTTGAGCACTTCTACTTCATACTTCAAATGGTCTATATGATTCATGGTCTTCTCCTTTATGGTCCTACTCTATCTACCCAATCAAATACAATTGTTCCTTTCTCGTCCTTAATCGCCCACTCATTGACAAGAAAACGGGAATAGGTGAGGGCTGATTCTAGGGACTGAAACTCTATTTCTTCTCCGTCGTGTAAAAGATAGTATTTCATTGCTTGTTTCCTTAATACATTTGCGATGGCATTCTTCTCAATGGGTGATAGACAATCTTTCTTTGTCACTGCCCATATAAGATAATTTAGTTCTCTAGTAGGGTTCGATTCTGTATGTTCCAATATTCTTCAGTCGCTTTCTTTGCGGTGTCATATGAGATATATTGCCCCAAATACTTTTCTTCATTGTGGTCATTGTATATTCTGGCACCATAGATGTTTGTGTGTGCCATGTTATAGACTTGACCTACAATACGGCCGGTGTTTTGCGTAAAGTAATAAGACACCTTGTGTTCGGCATCACGCCATTCGTAGGTGTTCATAGAAAAATCTCACACCATGCCTTGCTGGGTGTTAGCATATAATAACAAGTCAAAAAATCTCCAATCGTATAAAGAATTAAAAATACTGCAATGAGCATCAGCACATATCTCACAGGTGTTCCCAGTCGGTGTCAAAGGGTAGGACTTTGATTTCATACTCAGACTTTTCAATGAGATTTGCAAGTACCGAATTTGTATAGGCACTAGTGGAATAACAATGCTCATGGTTCGGTACTCTATAAATCGAACCTGAATGGCCTGTCACTTCATAGACCTTGCCGACCTTTTTCATACTGACAATACCTGAATTCAGTTTCCATGCATCACCAGTCAAATAACCTCCGTACCATGTCGAAAACAGTTTATATACCGTTTCGTTCGGTGTGCTGATTTGTATGACCTGCCATGCGTCTGGTGCGTATTCGTTCATTTATTTGCCCACCTTATCTTTGGATTTGTCTTTTCATACTCATTTACTATGTCTTTGAGTGACCACATTTCATCAGTTCTAAAATCATTTAACCAATCGCCAAAAGTCACCCAATCTTCAGACCTCATTGGCGGTACACCTATCTCATCGCCATAGATTGATTCGATGTTGCCGCCACGAACATCGAGGCGACCACAAGAATAGTGTTCGGTGATTTCTCTTTTGTCGTTGAGTAGACCTCGTTCTTCGTACCACCAAAGACCAGCAGGTCCCATCCAGTTGGTACTATATCTGCACTTGCTCATAATTATTTTATCTCTATTGCTTCACATTTCAATTTTACATAGGTTTTATCGATAGATGGTTCTATGCGATTGCGTTCTGTATGGCACTCGGCCATTGTTTCAAAGTATCGTATCGTTTGCGTATTCGGTACGGCAACCATTGAATCGTTTACCGGTACTGCCAATAGAACGAACAGAAACAGTTTCATTCGTTTGGTTTGTCAATGATAACATGAACAGCAGGCTTATTGAGGCATTCTTGGATAACAGAGTTCAAATCTCTGCCGTTTTGTTGCCTTTGTTTCTTTTGTTCATTGAATTGATGACATTTGCGTGGATCCATCCAATCTGGCAATCTTGCATCATCGTCTGGTTCACCCCAATAGTTCTTCATTCTTTCCTCTCAATCTTAATCATTCGGCCATTGTTAAAAAGTGTATGATACTCAATCCATTTGTTACCTTCTTCTTTATTCTCACGGTAAAAGTCAATAACGCCATCGAACCTATCGCAAAATACCCATTCGTGCGATACCTCTTGCATATAACCACCGAACATGGAATCTTTATCATCTTCCCATTCGTATTCAGTCTTTTTCCACCAAAGTTCATCACCACGGATTTCGTAGGTGTCTAGTGATTGTTGTGGTGTATCTTTGGTCTGATACATTTCCCGTTCATAAAAAATTTCATCAAACATTCCCATAATATATCCTTATTGCAATGATGTCGTTCCTGCTTCGTGGCGCCTTGTTGACACTACATTCAATAACTTGTAAAAATTATCCAGTTCATCTGTAGTCTCACACATTTTTGCTAGTCTTGCCAAAACCATACCTGATACTGCTGCTGTAGACATTCCTGTTTCTTCTGCAAGTTCATATAAAAAATCATCGATTCCGTGAGCCACTTCTTCCATCTCTTGTTGTTCTAACATTTTTATAATCCTTGTATAGTTGAATGCCTAGTTCTTCTGCTTCTTTCTCCCATGGTAAGTCGAAATAGGATGTGCTATCAATATCTATGCTTCTTCCACGCCAACGATTACCTTCTTCATTGAGTTCACCACGACAATACTGGCGAACATGACACATTTCGTGACCAAGTGTTTTGAGTTTATCTTCTAGGGAATCAGATGCACGGAGTTCAATTTCAAATGAGCGTGGTTGACCGAGAACATTATAGTCTTCAATGCCAACCTGGCCGTGCAGAGGACCCAAATTCTTTCTTTGGGTAACTTTTACTTCAATGTGACGGGAGAGTTGATGCGTGAAAAGACGGTAAGCATAGTATTCTAGTGCTTGCCGCATTGTTGAATTGATTTTGCCAGTAATAATCATATTGTCATTATAACACGGCAGAAAGGGGTTTGTCAAGCACTCTGTAAGTGCTTGATTTAGTTATGGATTATTCGTCAGCAGGTTCTGGTGTGTTGCCTTCAGCCAGCCACTCCAAATACTTTTGGTAGTCTGTGTTGGCGGGGTCGAAGGGGATGAAGGCGTTGTCGGATAGGCGTTTAATACCGTTTAACAAAGCCCCAGTCTCTAAACTCTTAACTTGTTTATACATTTATAACTCCGCACTTGCAGTGTAATGTAGGGTGGCAAACGCAAGACTTCCAATGCCCCCGGTAGCGATTGCATATATTCCTTTTGATGACGAGTTGTAACTTCCATTAAAACTTTTGTCTGTAAATGAACCGTCCACCCCTTCTGAAATATAACCAGAACTTCCGGATTTTGAATACGCAGTAAAAGTGGGAACGGCTCGCATATTCACTGGCCAAATTATTGGAATGTCAATGTCGTTTCTAGAAGAAGTATCCCAGTTTCGCATTGCAATAAGACCTGTCTGAGTATCCGTTCCAGGCGCCGTCCCAATTTCATACGATTTAGCGTAATACCGCTGACACAACGCCAACTCCATGCCAAATGGTCTGCGCTCAAAAGGCGTGGCGACACTACCGACTTCTAGTTGGACTCCTGTGATGTACCAAGTGGCGTTGATAGTATTGACTAATGCTGTTTCGCCTGTTGCTCCATGATACCTCGCAGCGCCCCAAGTATTTGCCGTTCCTAAACGAGTGGCTCCAGTACCCAATGAAAAATAAAGTCTAATCCCAGTTGAATTATCAGTTGTCCAAGTTCCTGTTGTATCGCCAGCAACGGTAACTGTTTTATATTCCCAAGTATCTGCAACAGAAATTGAATATGTAAATGGGTATGACCTATCTAATGCATTATTTACCAAACTTCCGCTAAATGTACCAGTTACACTAGACCGCACCCAAAAAGACAATGTAACTGTTTTTGCATTAGCAGTTCCCCAATTTAGGTCTGCCACATTAAAACCTTCAATCGGGTGTACTAAAAACAAACTTTGAGTTCCTGTTACAGAAGCATCTGCGGTTGTAATCGTAAACTTAATAGATTTATTAAACCCAGCAGGAACATCAGAATCTTGAATTGCAGAAAACGCCCCATCAGTTGAATTGCCAATGTTCATTCTGTCTACTGGGTACGAATCGTTTGCAGTCACAGCACCAGTGCCTCGTTGTGCAATCCTCATGTCACCATTGATGATGCGGTTCCTAAACTGCGCCTCAAAACCAGTATCAGCAAAGTATTGTTCAACAGCACCAGAAGCAATCTGTGTGTTTGATACAGCACCAGTACCTAACTGCGAATTAGTAATTGTACCTGTGAGTTGAGTATTTGCAACAGAGGTAATTTGCGATGATACAATGTTACCAGAAATCTTTGTATTTGCAACAGAGACAATCTTATCAGAGGTGATTGTATTGTTCCCAAAACTACTTGCAGACAATCCACTGGCCAGATTCGCAGAAAAGATTGTTGCACCAGTATTCGCAAGAAACGAAATACTGTTATCTGAATCTGTCTTAATTGATGATACGACTATTTGTCCTGCCATTATTATTCCTTAGGCCAATTCTGTGTAGTTACCACACCAATGAGTTCTTCTACATCCTCACACGCCGCAATTGCTGTTTCTAATCTATCGCACTCTGTCACAACCGCAGCACGGAATGTAACAGTTGCAGTAGGTATATCTATGTCTCTTTCAAATTTGCGAGTGACCATCCAATCAGTCTGTGCCAGCATCTTACCAGCAGTATCTTTGACCTGTGCAGTCCATTGTGACTTGAGACCTTTTGTGACCAGACGCTCTTCGGTATCAACCATAGATTCAGTCTCAGCATCATACACTTTCACATAGAGTGGATTGCCGTCTTCATCAGATTCTTCACGGTCATTCAGTAACTTAGGATTGTTTGGACCCCAATAGAATCTCTGGTCATATGGTGTCTCTGGTTCATCTGCAACTTCTGTGATACCAATTGCGGCTTTCTGTTGCGATGTGGCCAAGCGTAACCAATTGGCAGGATAATTGATACCATTGTGCGAGAATGGTCTATCAAGTGCAAGAGGTTTATCGTTCAGTAAAAACATTTGGTAATCCTTAGTGTTTGTTTTGTTATTTAGTTATCGAGCGAGAGAGTAGGCAAAGGGGTTTTCTGCGAAGGCGGCGTAAATGTAAGTGCCACCGTTTACATTGTAAATTGTTGATATATGTCTAAAACCATTTGACAAAATGTCTATTAGGTTGTTGCCACTTCCTGTGTTTTCAGCATCCGCCAAATTTGCAAACAAAATATTTGAAGCAGCGTTGTATGGACTTCTACTTGTATCTTGCATAGTCCAATCACTTACATTGTCTGTGCGTTTCATCATCACAAAGCGGGGACGAAAACCAGTGTAAATGAACGGCCCCGAACTTGAACCATTGCCTGTGTATGACCCAAACGCAGAATAGCCAGCGACAGAAGCGAAGCAGTAGGCGACATAATTGTTGCTAGTTTGGTTAGCGTTAAGAAGGTCTACCGTTCCAGAAATAAAACTGAAAGTTGTGGATGTGAGTGTTCCAACGCCTCCGTGAGATGTAGCGGATGAAACTGTGTATGCCCCATCTGTGTTTTGTAATGCTATGTTTTGTGTTGCACCAAGGGATACATGGCGTGTTACCCAACCATAAGCATTAGTTCTATTTTTTATAATAACCAAAGACGGTGTTACTCCAAGGCCATGACCAACAGTAGCCGCTGCGGTTGAATTTCCAGCGTAAGTAACAATTGAGAACCCACTCGTTGTATTGACTGAGACATTGCTGCTAATCGTGCCATCAGTATTGACTACACTTGCGCCACCTGCTTTCCAGTTCCATGCGACATAGGTGTCACCTGTTTCGTTTACGGCAGTATCATTACCAATTGTAAAACCATTAGCAATAAATGCCTGAAGTCTTTCTGTGTTAGTAACTGTTGCAACAGTTAAATTACTGACTAACGAATTAGTCGCCCCACGCAATACATCAAACAGTTGGTGGTTTTCTGATGCATCGCCTCTTGATTTGATCCAAGTGAAGTCAGTAGCAAACCCAACAGAAATGTCTCGGGCAGAGGTTGAGTTACCACTCCACAACACCGTATTAAAGTATTCCCCACCATCCTCAATAGTCGAAGTCGGCAGATTAGTCGTGCATAGAGAAAGGAAACCAGAAGGTGCGGTGTATGCGAATGGGCGTTGACCGAAGTTGGATGACAAACCAGCCGCATCATACATAGCGACAGCAGGTGCAATAGTTCCACTTAAATTGGTGTATTGGGCATTTGAACCCGTTGCTGGATTTCCTGAAGCCGCCCATGTTCCATTCCTTCCGAACCATATTTTTCCAGCATCTACATCTACTGCGACCATTGCAATATCGCCGTTTACAAATGTACCCGCACTTACGCTACTTAATACACCGTTGGTTCGCCATTCTCCATTGTTGGCACCATCAAGAAGCAATGTCCAAGCATCTGCCGTTTCTCCTAAAAAAGAACCAACAGACCCGCCTTGTTTGAAGGCTCCAACAAAAGGGTAAGCAGAGTTACCTGCATTTCTAGTAAACTCAAAATAATACTTTCCACTCGCCGCACCAAGAGTTCCTATAGAATAAAAAGCTGTTGCGGTACTGGCTGCATAATCAAGATTTCCGTTTGATAAAGTTCCACCATTACTTTGCAAAGGATTTAACACACAATAATTCCCCCGCACCTCACCACCAGCACCTGTGTCTGTGCCATAGCGTGTCGGTGAGTCAACCAGAGAATCATTGCCAGCACCCGCAGTCACCGAGAGGTTGTTGGCCGTCCAATCATTAGAGCCAGCCGCATCGTATCCAATGGTGGTCGTGCTGGTGTTATCCGCAAAGTCAAGATAGAACCCGTTAGTTCCGTAAGAACCTGTGTAGGCTTTAGGTTGCCATACACCTGTGGTGGAGTTGAATTCACCGAATGAAGTTGGGTCTAGGGCAGACCCGTCTACAAAATGAATTTCGGTCATGTACTGATTGCTAAACGAATCAGCAGATGACAATTGCCGTGACCCAATCCTGTGGGCGTATGTGTAATTTACCCAAAAATCTTGGTTCAAAGAAAAAGACGAACCACTAAACCCTGCTTGTTGAACACCATTGACATATATTTTTGCTCTGTCTGCCGCAGTTGCTTGTGTAGTGTCTATAGCCAAAACAATGTGATACCAAGCAGACGCATCACGATAAACTGCCGTTGTGGTTGCCGTTACTTGAGAACCACCAGTATAGTTTTGAAAAAACAACTTATCAGTATTCCAAGCCAATGCGGTGAAATTATTGGAATCTGTACCAGCACCAAAAAATGTTCTTTCATCTGTGCTAATTTCGCACCGTTTAACCCACCCACTCCATGTCCAAGTCTTTCGGTTAGAAGCAGAGCCAGGAGTTCGACTAAGCGAAGTAGAGTCAGCAGAGTTAAACCGCAGAGACCGCTCTATTTGATACCCACCTCTCGGTCGATTGAATTTTTGTACCGCACCTGCAAATGGTATTAATGACATAACAATCCTTAACGAATATCTAACACAACATCACATAGAATCTCAGTAGATGATTTGACAACATAGGTCAGCATGTCTACGGCATTTGCAGTTGTTGTCAGAGTTGGTGCTGTTTGCGCTGGGAAGCGATAGTATGTATTGAATGATGCAGTTCTTGAGCCTGTACCATCCTGAACAAGAAAGATGACCCCGGCTTGACCTGTAGAGATATTGATTGGTGCCTGAAATGTCAGATTACCATCCAGTGTCAGCGTAAAGAAGTTGTTTGATGCAAAGTCTGGTGTGACATTTGAAGAAACATTTGCAAGTGTAGAAACCTGACCAATCTGAGCGCCACCAAAGGTCGATACGCCAGTTGAATTCACATTTGCAAGAGTCGAGACACCAGAGACACTTAGCGTATCATTAAGCGTAACTGCATCAGTAAAGACTGCGGTACTTTGAACATTGAGTGGTTGTGCAATGTTGAATGATGGAGCAGAAACCTCGATATAGGTTGTCTCACCAATGTTTAATTTTAGTTGCGAATCACCTTGTATGGTATCTGCACGAATTTTTCCGGCCATAGTTTTTTCTCTTTAGAATACGGTAAATGTTGAGTTATTGGATATAGTCAGCGTAACATTATTTGCAATTGTAATGGGGCCAGCAGCCGAAGCGTTATAGCCTGTACTCACAACCGAGTTTGACACTAGTTCTTGCGGATTAATGCGAATCATACCATACTGGTCAGCAGAAAGATATGGTGTCGTTACAACAGAACCACCAAGATAAATGACCTCGATGTTGTCTGTACCTGCTGGAGGTGTTGCAAGAAATACTATTTGACCATTAATGACGCCATACGAATCTGTTTTCTGTTTGACACCAGAAATGAATACAAGCACGGATGCTTCGTTGCCATATTCGTATAGCAAATTAAATGTGTTCGTAGAACCATCACCAGAAAAGAACTGAGAACGAATGGTACCTGAGATTGGGTAGTTGCCTATGTATGACATGATTAGTTATTTATTCTGGTTGGTCAGCAGGTTCTGGGACACCGCCTTCAGAGACCCACTTCAAATACTCTTGGTAGTCTGTGTTGGCGGGGTCGAAAGGGATGCAAGCATTATCGGAAAGCCTTAAAATTGTCTTTACCGGCCCGAACAAATTATCTGGTAGTTGTTTGTACATTATTTACAACTCCGCTGAAAAAGAAAAGAAACTTGTGCCAGTTGTATATATTAGAGCTGCGTTGCCAGCAGTTAATCCAGTTGTTGTACCGTTTATATACGCTACATCAGTTGAAATACCAGCATATGTCAGAGTTGCTGCATTTCCAGAACCAGTTGAGTTATAAATTGTACTAGTCCCAGAAAAAGCAATTGTAGGGGCAGCCCGCTTTGTCACTTTCCATGTCATAGACGCTTGTATAGCTGTTGTTGAATATGCCTGCCCTATAAATGGAAGCGAATCTGTTGTATCCATTTTTTCATAATACCTCTGACACTTCGCTAACTCTACACCATAATCCAACCATTCATACGGAGTAGCAACAGTACCAGTTTCTAATTGAATCCCTGTAACTGCCCAGTAGTTACCCACAGCATTTGCGAGGTTCAATTGTCCGACAAGACGATTGGCAGTTACATTTGATGCCCATGCAGAAGAATTGAGAGTACCAGAAGTAAAATCTGTTCCTGCGGCTAACCAAAATGACAATTGAAAACTATTTGCATTATCATTATCAAATTGTCCTGTCGTATCTGGTGGTACCGTGATTGTTTTCTTTTCCCATGTATCTGCTGCATCAATTGTATATGACTTCGAAATTTGTCGGGTATTGTCGTTATCAAAAAATTCACAAATATATGTTCCAGTATTACTTGATTTTACATAAAAAGAAATGGTGAGGGATTCAGCTGCTGAAGTACCTTTTTTGATACTTTGAAGATTTTGCCCCTCAATTCTTTGAAGTAAACGAAATTGTTCATTTGATCCTAATGATGAATTAGCTGTTGTGCATATCACATTAGCTGATTTACGAAACTCTGTATTTGCGGGACCCGATGATTCAACATTCATTGTCCATGTGCCAGCAGAAGAAATTCCTATTATCCAACGATCCGCAGTATAGTAACCGCCTGTTGTAATTCCTGTGACACTTGTGTTTCTTTGTGCTATCTGCATCGCACCATTGATAATCAGATTGCGATTACTCAGAGGGCGACCAGAAATCGCCATGTAGTTTTCGACCGAATTCGTCTGCAATATTGTGGAGTTTACAGAATTGGCTGCCATCTGAGTAGCAGTGATTGTCCCAGTCAATTGTGTGTTTGCAACTGAGAGTACCACATTTGCCGCAGAAGTTATCACACCATTGCTATCGAATGTGAGTGATACACCTGATGTAGTATTACCGATAGTTGTAGAGGTCACATTGTTTGCGACCTGAATCATATCTGGTGTAACTTTTGTTATTTGACCCATAATGGTTTATTTATTCTCTGTTTTTTCTTCTTTTGGAACTTGTGGTTCTGCTTGTTGTTTAATCTTTACAACTAATGGCCAGGCACCAGATGATGTTGGTAATTGACCTAGGCATTGTAGTATTCCGTTTACTTCTTCAATTTCAAGTTCTAACTTAATCATAATTTACCTTTCATAATTAGTTTATTAACCACTATACAACACACAAGTCACTAAGAATGACCCATCTTCATAGGTTACTTGTGGAATATTACTTGTGACTTTACCAACTGTCTTTGAACGAATAATGTCATCTTCTTGCACAACACCACAACCATTGCCATCAGCTTCAATTAAATCACCAATCTGTGGTTCTTGCCCTTCTGCCATACGAACAACATAGTTACCAACTGCACCAACATACATATCGTTCCAAATACCACCGTCACCATTCTTATCGTTATTCCATGCAACAAATACACCATAGACTGCCTTAGATGCAGCAGTGTCGTTGATTTTAACTTTAACACCTTTGGTAAATTCTCTGTCTCTTTCTAATTCAACAATACCTTCATAAGTTTCACCTTCGTATTCAACAGAGACAGTTGCACCTACTTCTGCATTACCATTGTAACAGATTTTCTTTTGAACTGGTCCAATGTGTGCTTCAACTGCTGGTTCAATTTCGTTGCCATTTTCATCTAGCACAGCTTTTTTTGCAGGGATTTCTTCTTCGACTTCAATAAGAGCATACTTGTAGATTACTAATTCATTGATTGAATCAAGTATTGTTCCAATTTTAATATCTGGGCGAGACCAATCAGTTAGTGTAGCCCAGTGAGAACCCATAAACTGATTGTAAGAAACAGTTCCGCCAGATACAGAAATCGTTCCCTGCTCATTACCTCCAGTTCTCATGGAAATTAAAGTGCCATCTGAGGTGTTTCGATTTACATAAAAAGGATTTGTATTGTCCCTAGAAACACCAAGTTTCCCCGAACTCTCAAGAAAAATTCCTGTTGTAGTATTGTTCTCGCCGGGGTATTGAACAGTATAGTTTCCAGAAGTATAAATATTACCGCTGGAGTCGATACGGGCACGCTCGGAGCCGTTTGTGGCAAATCTTAAATAATTTCCAGCATGGTCATAGGCTGCGTATCCAATTTGATTGTTGTCAGGATCACCAAAATAAAGACCAGACGATTCCGTATTTTTAGCAATAATGTATACACTGGAATTTCTATTTGAACTTGAAAAGTATGCTAATAGGTTATCGTCTGTAGAACCTGTGGTTAGTGTGTTAACAACATGAAGTTTTCCACTAGGCGAAGTCGTACCAATCCCCACATTACCATTCGCATCAATCCGCATCGCCTCCGCACCACCTTCTGCAAAGGCTATGGTGTCTGCCGCAGGGAAGAAGATGCCTGTATTCGTATCACCAGTAGGGAAAATAGAAGGTGCTGTTGCTGAACCAGTGTTTGCAACTATATTCGTGTTTGCTGTTATATTGTTTGCAAGAAAATTACCTGAGATTGATAGAGTAGAATCTAACTTAGATGATGTAACATTCGCATCAGCAATTTTCGATGTAGTGACTGTATTATCACCAATATCGGTCGCTACGATAGCACCGTCTGCAATGATACCTGATGTTATTCTTTGAATTGCCATAGTGGATTATTTATTCTGGTTTTATTTGTTCTATGAGAGTATTCATTGCAGTCTTTAACGAATCTGCATCTGAAGCATTATTGATTGATTCGTGTGCTGTAATGTCTCGTAGAGCCTGTTTCTGTTCAGCAATTGCAGTTTGTAATTCTGTGTTGCCTGATTCTACAGCTCGCATATAAGAAACATCGAGTGAAGCAAGAATTGGTGCTCTTTCTGCTCTTAGGTTGTCTTTAGCAATGTCTTTTGCTTTAGTTATATCAATTGTAATCATTCTCTTTCCTCAATTACTGGAGCAACATAGTCTGGGTGTTGCGGGTCAGTAATAAACATATTGGTTTCAGCACCCACGCCATCGGTCAGGTCTGCCTCGTTCACCGTCCACGCATTGCGGAAGGTGCGGTCTGATGGAATGTCTGCCACATCCACAATCTTGTATGGCTTGCCAGCAGGGACATCTTTAGCGGCAATCTCCTCGATGGTGTGTTCTTGTAAGCAGTTGGGGGAAGGAACAATAATAGAAACGCCGCCTTCATCGTTTTGAAAAATAATTCGTTGATTCATGTTCACTCCTAATTAACGAAATACAGAGCACATAACATAGTTAGAGTCATTATCACCACCGGCAACTCTAAAAGTTCTAATACGAAACGCCGTTGTGCTTGGAACGAATGCGCCGTCAGTATTAATCACCACAACATTATTGCCGTCTATAGTAGGAAAATATCCAATGTTTGCCGTAATAGAATAATTCGCATCAACTATTGCGGCCGTAAAATTTATCGTGTATTCGCCGGGCCCTTCATCCGTAATGCTCGACACATTTCCGCTTCCACGAATAGAAGGAGTACTTCTGCCATCAAAGTTTACCCAAGCACGACATCCGTATGCAGTAGCGACTGAGCCATAGCCGGAGTTGAATTGAAGGTTTTCATTTGAAGCAATTTTAACTGCTGTGTTCTGAGAAGCACCAACTTTGAAATCAATATTGGCAGAAGAAATAATTGATGATGCGTTTACTGTAAGATTATTTGCTAATTGGGATGTTATGATGACACCAGAGATTGCTGTATTACTAACTGATGTGATTTTGTCAGAGGTAATTGAACCCGCTAACTTAGAATTTGTAACATTCGCATCAGCAATCTTTGCAGTAGTGATAGAACCGTCAGCGATGTCTGCGGCAACTACGGTGCCGTCAGCAATTGAATTTGCAGTAATTCGACTTAGAGCCATAAAAAAATCCTGTGATTGAATACTCTATTTAGTCTATTTATAACTCATATGTCTCCTCAGCATCTAATTCAATGACTAAATTGATGAACATACAGGCATCATCTTCGTTTGTGAAGTGTCTCATAATGACTTGTCCTGTATATTGTGAGATGACTGTGAGAAGAACAAATGAATCTTTGTATACGGAGAACTTAATAATCCATCCGTTGCGGACGACAGGTTGCCAAGACTTGGTTTTCAATGCCATGTCTAGAAACTTTTTGTTTGGTTGTCTTTTTGTTGGTCGATATTCACGCATACTCATTATGTATGCGTTTTGAAATCTAGGGTAGAAACTCTCGATTGACTTCATAATTTAACTGATACCATCTCCATGCATGTCCATAACGAAGTTTGAAGTAGAGCTCTATGGTCGCATCAGCATAGATTTTATAGAGCTCTACTGTCTTTAGCATTTTTTGCAGGCATTCCTTGCCATCATCATTGCTTTTGCTTCTTCATACTTACCCTCACGGGCCAGTGTAGAAGCGGCACGAGCAAATCCAATTTCTTTGAATATGCAATAGACTTTACGAAAGAAGTTTTTCATTACTTCTTGCCTGTAAACTTTGCAACTTGCTCTGTAAATTGTGCATAAACAGAGTCAGCAATTTGTGTCACCGACTTAGCAAATGTAGTCTCGGCATCAATGAAAGACTGAAATGGCTCACGAACTTTGGCATCAGTAACGATAGTTTTGAGGGTGTTGGTTTTTGCAGATTGAACGGTGTCAATGAAAGCGTTGGCGTATGAAAACATGGTAATTCTCCTATTAAGCGAGTGGATTAATCGTGACCTCTTTGAGCGTCACATCACTTTTATATATAATCGCAACGCACAAAAATTGTTGCACTTGCACAGCATTTAGGGAATATTTTGCTGTGTTTTCCCTTTTGCCTAGGATTCTTCTTTCAAATTTTCATAAGTAGTTGGTGCTGCCTTTGATATAAGATGCTTTAGATGATCCTTCCTAATTTTACACGCTACCCATTGATTCCAATAATTTTCAGATAATAAAGCATGTCTCACGAAAATCTCATAAGTTTCATAATAATTTGTTTCAGACCTTGTTTTACAAAGGTGTAGTATTTCACGAACAAAAGCATTTTTGCCTTTAATTTCTATTTCTTTTAATAATTCAACATTTGAACCATAGTATTCTTCCCAATCAGATTTAACTCTGATCCTTTTTCTTTTACCTTTGACTTGCTTTGTTTTTGCTTTGGTTAAGTATTTACGACCAATGTATTTTTTACCTGTTGAAATTTCTGTTATGCTGTAAACAAAGCCATAATAGTCTTCGACCTCTTCAGGATTTATTTCATTCGTGGTGTTTTGAAAGTACCAAGTCATATGGAAAATAAAAAAAAATATAAATAGGTGTGGATCGCCGGTGGTCAGACCGCATCCACTCTAATACGAAAGGACCGTATCAGCTATGAATATTTATTCAAACGATTACTATGTCTACGCTTATTTGAGAGCATCAGACAACACTCCTTATTACATCGGAAAAGGTAAAAAAGATAGAGCTTTTTCTCCTAAACATGTAGTAACAGTTCCAAAAGATAAAAATAAAATTGTTTTTTTAGAAAAAAATCTTTCTAATATTGGAGCTTTAGCCTTAGAAAGACGATATATCCGTTGGTATGGAAGAAAAGATATTAATACTGGTATTCTTAGAAATTTGACAGATGGAGGTGACGGTGGAATAGGTTATAAACACACCGAAGAACATAAAAAATACATTAGTAGTATATTAAAAGGAAAATCAATTTCAGAAGAATGTAGAAGAAAAATTTCAAAAACATTGATGGGAAGAAAAATGCTTCCGCATGTTAGAGAGATTTTAACAAAAGCAGTAAAGGGTAAGAAAAAAACCGATGAACACAGACAGAAAATTTCAAAAAGTCACACTGGCATCACTCATACCGATAAAACAAAAGAAATTTTATCTAAGATGAGTTCGAAAGGAACTTACACCTTTACATCACCAAACGGAAAAACTTTTACTCATCACTCAATAAATCAGTTTGCTAAAGAACATAAATTGAGTAATTTTTTACTTTATAGTAATGTCAATAAAGGTGTAATATGTGTGAAAAAACCTGGTCAATTAAGAATCACGGGTAAAAACACAATTGGATGGCAGATTAAACTTTAATCGTCATCTTCATCTAATTTGTCCACATCTACTATCATCTCTGCACAGAACGGACAAAAAGATGGGTCTGATTCTGTATTTTCTTCATCATATCGTATCGTAAACTCAGACTCACAATTATCGCAAGTATGTTTCAATGACGCCATTAGTTACACCATGAAGATTTCTTTTCACCATGATAAGGTCTTGCATGACCATTGGCAATTAATAATGCAGACAATCTTTGACCATTGACAATTACATCACCAAGAACACGACCACCATACTTGTCATGCTTCTGTAATTCAATCAATACAGGCAGTTTATTCTTGTATGCATGATTGAGTGTGTCTTTTGTAAACTGTGATGCCTTCTCTGCGGCTGCTGCTTCTTGTGGGCAGGATGCACGATGACCTTTCTCAGGAGTATCTACACCAAGAACCCGTATCGATAGTTTCTTTGGCAACGGATCAGGTAGAAATGGTGCTGCAAATTCTACTGTGTCACCATCAATTACTCTTGTAACTTTCCAATCATATGGATTTGCAAATGCACTAATGGCAAATAACGAAAGTATTGTTGTAATTATAATTTTCAATTGTATCTCCTAAAAGTATTCTTTGAGTGCCTGCAATTTATCATGTGCATTCGCAAGTTCAGAAAGTTCTTTATCAATTGCTTCGGTAAAGTTTTCGTGTTCTGGTATTGCTCTTGGATTTGCAATCATAATATCTATATTCAGTTTGTGTTGTGCAATTTTTGATTCATATTGCATAATCATCGTATCAATTATATTTTCTTTCATGCGGCTTTCCCCCATACATCATCCCAATTACCTGACAGAGCACCTTTTGCGTAGTCGGTACTTCTGTTTTCGAAAAAGTTAGTATGGCCCGGAGCATTCAACATAAACTCCACCCAAGATAATGGATTCTTCTTAACCTTAAAAATTCCTTTGAGGCCAAGACTAATTAATCGTCTGTCAGCAATATATCTTATGTATTGCTTCACATCTTCAGGTGTTAAGTTTTCCATTGGACCCATATTGAAAGACAAATCAATAAAGTTGTCTTCCAGTTCAACCATTTTTTCTGCAATTTTGTAAATTTCAGATTTCAAATCATCATTCCAAATCTCACGGTTTTCTTCAACAAATGTTCTAAACATTTTAATCATTGCTTCACAATGTTGAGTTTCATCTACGATTGACCATGCAATGATTTGACCCATACCTTTCATCTTACCGTGTCTTGCAAAGTTGAGTAACATGATAAAGGAACTAAAGAGTTGCATACCTTCAGTAAACGCAGAAAATACGGCGATGTGTTTTGCGGTATTTTGTTTCGTTGTATTTTGATTTGAAATATCTAACACATAATCATGTTTGTCTTTCATTTCTTGATATTGCAGAAATTCATTGTATGTCGAATCAGGCATACCAAGTGTTTCGATGAGGTGTGAATAGGCAGCAATGTGAACTGCCTCTCTTGCGGCAAAACCAAGAAGCATCATGCGAACTTCTGGTTGAGGAAAATAAGGCAAATAATTTTTAACATACGCACCGGCAACATCAATGTCACCTTGCGTAAAGAAACGAAAGATGTTTGTAAGAAAGTATTTTTCTTCTTTTGTTAATACATTTTTCCAATCTTTTACATCTTCTAACATCGGCACTTCATCGGCCAACCAATGAGAACTTTCGTGTTTTTTCCATGCATCATAACACCATGGATAGTTGAATGGTCGAAAACTCATTCTTTCGTCTGTTAAAATTAATTCGTTATTTTTCTTCTTTGTCATTTCATTGCCTCTAAAAATTGTTGTCTTGCTCTCTGCCATGTCCAATTTCGTGATGAACTACTTACATCACCACGATTTAACGACAGGCATATTGTTACTGCTTTCTGTAAATCATCTCCGTAATGCCCATTCACACCATTAAAAATTGTTTCTCTTGGTCCTGGTTCATCGTATGCAGCAACTGGTGTGCCACACGCCAATGCTTCTAAAATTACAATACCGAAAGTATCGGCTTTTGAAGGAAAGACAAATACATCTGCACTTGCAATCCATTCTGCAAGTTCGGCACCCTCTTTTTTACCGATGAATTCTACATCAGGATATTTTTCTTTCAATTCATTCAAATATGGCCCATTACCAATCAATACTTTACGATTATACTTTAGTTGACAGAAATCGTCAAGACCTTTTTCTTTTGATATCCGAGAAACACAAACGATGTATGGTTTTGTTTGTTGCCTTCTTTTCGGATTAAAGATTTCAAAGTCTACACCTCTTGTCCATACCTTTAGATTTTGAAAACCTAAATTCTCTAACTTATACTTCATGCCATTTGTTGGCACTAATATGTTTTTTGACTTTTTATGAAACCATCTGAAGTATGGGTAGAATAACTTCGCAGGTAAGCCAAATTGTTTCTGTATGAATTCAGGAAATAAGGTATGAAAACTTGTTGTGTATGTATATTTTCTTTTTGCCAGTATTTTTCTTGCATATAAACCTAAAGGACCTTCTGTCGCAATGTGTATAGAATATTGTTCATGCATCATTTGCCATAGTTTTTGTTTAATTTCCCATGGATTGTAAACGACTTCAATCTCAGGATAGTTAGGCAATGCAATTCTTTTTAGACCAGGCAAATAAGGATGAATGATTTCAACACCATACATGTCTTTGGTAACATTTTGATATGTTCGCACAACACCATTGACTTGTGGTTCCCATGCATCGGTGATGATTGCAATTTTCATATCTTCTCGCAACGGCCCTCGACCTTAAATGATTCAAACTTTAACCAATAATTCATTGTCTGTAATGCATCAAGACACTGTTGTTGTGTCTTGAACTCCATCGTTATTCTTCCTGGTATGTCGCTTGGATTGTTTATGTGAACTGCCAGAAGTATCATTAGCCACACCTTGTATCTCCTCTGTCCATGTGATAAGTTCCCATTTACCATTCATGTGTTCAACGAGTGCGGTACAAGATTCAACCCAATCACCATCGTTCATATAAACAACATCATCAATCATTTTAATTTCTGCGTTATGTATATGACCGCAAATCACACCATCATAACCTTTCCGCTTACAATATGCTGCAAGATTATTCTCAAACTGAAATATAAAATCTACTGCCTTCTTAACTTTAACTTTAAGATACTTAGATAGAGACCAATAGCCAAAACCAAGTCGATGGCGAATCCAATTAAACTTAGTGTTGAGATAGAGGACAAAATCATATGCTTTGTCGCCTAGAAACGATAACCAAGGCGCAAGGCGTGTAATACCATCAAATAGGTCGCCATGAGTGACCAGATAGTGCTTACCGTCAACACCAATGTGTTCATACTGATTGAAGATTTCCACATTGCCAAAACTGAACCCATACGGGAGCATTGGTCTGAGAAATTCATCATGGTTTCCTGCAA